TATTAGAACTCATATGGCATTTATAAAAGACCCTAAAGTAGCAGAAATGATTGGACAAAGCCCAAATGCTACTAAAATTTATGCGGCTATGGAAGCACATGTTGCAGAACACATCGCATTTCTTTACAGACAAAAAATTGAAGAAGAACTTGGAGCACCGCTACCTCCACCAGAGGAAGCATTACCAGAAGATGTGGAAGTTCAATTATCTAGATTAGTAGCTAAAGCAGGTGAGCAGTTATTACAAAAAAATACTACAGAAGCTCAACAGCAACAACAGCAACAACAACAGCAAGACCCATTGATACAAATGCAACAACAAGAGCTTCAGATTAAACAAATGGAAGCTCAAGCAAAAGCTAAGAAAATGAATGACGACTTCGCTATCGACCAAGCAAGACTTGAGTTAGATAAAATGAAGATGGAGTCGCAAGAAAGAATCGCTGGTGCCAAGATGGGTGCTGACGCAGTCAACCAACAGAAAGAGTTGGATGCAAAAGAATTTATGGAAGGCACTAAGTTAGGTGCTGAAGCCGTAATGAAAAAGCAGGAACGTGATAACACGCAAACTTAAAACAGGAGAGAGAAATGGACGAAACGTTAAAATTACTCGCCCAACAGATAGGTGAGGAAGAACAACGCATAACAGAAGATTTAGCAATGGGAAGAGCAGAAGAACACGCTCAGTACATGCACGCATGTGGCATTGTTAGAGGTTTTCATATTGTACAATCATTAATAGCTTCTACGGCAAGAAACATGGAGGAAGACGATGAGTGAAATACAAACCCCAACTAAAGAAATAGTATCAGCATCTGGTGTACCAATAAGTATACCTCAAACAGATGTGGAAGATACTAAACCAGCTCAACTACCTGATGTTAAAGGATATCGTATATTATGTGCGGTCCCTCAAGTAGAAGATTCTTACAAAAGCGGGTTACTCAAATCTGATAAAACAAAGAACATTGAAGAACATTCAACGGTTGTTTTATTTGTGATGAAACTGGGAGACACAGCTTATAAAGATAAAGACCGTTTCCCTACAGGTGCTTGGTGTAAAGAAGGAGACTTCGTTATCACTAGAGCATATTCTGGAACTCGTATCAAGATTTTTGGTAATGAGTTTCGCATTATTAATGACGACACAGTAGAAGCCGTAGTGGATGACCCACGTGGCTACGAACGTGCATAAATGGAGAAGTAAAGATGACAGAGATAATCAATGAGATTCCTGATGAGTTAGAAATGGAAGGAGAAGAAGTTGAGGTAAAGGATAGTAAAGAAGCCGTAGGTGAAGTTGAAGTAAAAAAAGAAGCTAAACCTGTGCAAGAAGAGTTAGAGTTTGATATTGAAATTGAAGACGATACTCCTAAAGCTGACAGAAATAGAGACCCTTTACCTGAAAATATAAAAGAAGAGTTAGATGCTGATAATCTAGATGAATATTCAGATAGAGTAAAAAACAGAATGGCTCAACTTAAAAAAGCTTGGCATGACGAAAGACGTGCTAAAGAAGCTTCTGAAAGACAAAGGAATGAAGCCGAAAGAGTTGCTTCAATTTCTGTACAAGAAAACCAGAAGCTAAAGCAAACACTTTCAACAGGTGAAGCTGATTATCTTAAAACTCTCCAAGATAAATACACAGCTGATTTAACTTTTGCTCAAAGAGAGTATAAAGATGCTTATGATATGGGTGATGGTGAAAAGTTAGTTGCGGCTCAAACTAAAATGAATGAGGCTCAGTATAGATTAGGTCAAGCCACTGATAGAAAGCCACAATACAATCAAGAAGCTTTACAAACTCAAGAAAATGCGTTATCTTCAGAGCAAGCTAGAACACAACCTAGAGTTCCACTACCAGATGTTAAAGCTACGGCTTGGCAAGAGCAAAACAAATGGTTTGGAAAGGACGAAGAAATGACATCATTAGCATTAGGGTTGCATGAAAAATTAGTTAGAAATGGGGTTGACCCATCGTCTGACCAATATTACCGTAGTATAGATAGTACTATGCAGAAACGTTTCCCAGAAAATTTTGGGGATACTGATTCGTTGGAAGCGGCTAGACCTGCCCAACGCAAACCTTCAACTGTAGTTGCTCCAGCAACAAGGTCGACTGGCCCTAAAAAGGTTAGATTGACCAAAACACAGTTAGCTTTAGCAAAGAAATTCAAGCTAACACCAGAGCAATATGCACGTGAATTAATTAAAACGGAGAACGCAAATGGATAAATCAAATAATCGTACAAATAGAGAAGCAGTAAGTCGTGAAGAGACTGAAGTTCGAAATAAACAATGGGAACCTCGCTCCACATTACCAGAAATCAAGCATGATGCTGGCTGGGCGTATCGTTGGATAAGGGTGTCATTGGTAAACGAAGCTGATAATCTAAATGTGTCCTCTCGTATGCGTGAAGGCTGGGAACCTGTGAAACATTCAGATCACCCAGAAGTACAAATACCAGCAGACCCTAACTCAAGATTCAAAGACGGTATTGAAGTTGGTGGACTGCTATTATGTAAAATGCCGCAGGAAATGGTAGACCAGAGAAATGAATATTTTAAGGGAAAAGCTTTAGCTCAGGAACAGGCTGTAGATAACAACCTGATGAGACAGAATGACCCTAGAATGCCGTTATTTTCTGATAAAAAATCTACTGTGACTAAAGGCAAAAGATAATTTTTTAAGGAGATTATATTATGGCATCAACAGCCGCACCTTACGGTCTTAAGCCCGTAAATTTGATAGGTGGACAGCCTTTTGCTGGTTCTACTCGTCAAATTAAAATAGCGTCTGGGTATGCAACAAATATCTTTAACGGAAGCATTGTATCTATCGTTGCAGCAGGAACAATCGAGGTAGTAACCACTATTGGTTCTAACTCTTCAGTTTTCCCTGCAGGAACAATAGGCATATTCGTTGGATGTTCGTATACAGACCCAAACACAAAACAGAAGCTTTTCTCACAATATTTCCCAACAGGCACAGTAGCATCTGATGCCGTTGCATATATTGTAGATAATCCAGAAACTGTATTTCAAGTACAAGCTGATGCGTCAGTAGCCCAAGCAGGTCTTGGTGCAAACGCTCCGTTAGCTGCAGTACAATCTACATCAACTGGTTCAACTGTGACAGGTAACTCTACTACAGCACTAGATGCGACAGTAGCTCAAACTACACAGGGCTTTAGAGTCGTTGGTTTTGTTGATTCACCAAACTCACAAGTAGGCGATTCGTTTACTGATGTGTTAGTGAAATTCAACATTGCTCAACATTCTTACACTAACGCAACAGGTATATAAAGGAGAATAAAACATGGCAATTTCAAGAGCTCAGCTATTAAAAGAGTTGCTCCCAGGCCTTAATGCTTTATTCGGAATGGAATACAGTCGTTATGGTGAAGAGCACAAAGAAATCTACGAGTCTGAAACTTCAGAACGTAGTTTCGAAGAAGAAACAAAACTGTCAGGCTTTGGACAAGCACCTGTTAAAGATGAAGGCTCTGCCATCTCTTATGACAATGCTCAAGAAGCTTTTACAGCTAGATACAACCATGAAACCATAGCTTTAGGTTTCTCATTAACAGAAGAAGCTGTAGAGGATAACCTTTACGATACTTTATCTGCGAGATACACAAAAGCTTTAGCACGTTCAATGTCTAACACTAAACAAGTGAAAGCTGCGAACATTCTAAACAATGGTTTCTCAGATACTAATGGTGGTGACGGTAAAGAATTATTTGCTACAGATCATCCGTTAGTAAATGGTGGCACAAACAGTAATACTCAAACAACAGCTGCTGACTTAAACGAGTCATCATTAGAAAATGCGGTTATTCAAATAGCTGCTTGGACTGATGAAAGAGGTTTATTGATTGCTGCGAAGCCACGTAAACTGATTATTCCACCAAGTCTACAATTTGTTGCGACACGTCTATTAGATTCTGAGCTAAGAACTAGCACAGCTGACAATGATTTAAACGCAATTAAGAGTAACGGTGCAATACCAGAAGGATATACTATCAATCATTACTTAACTGATACTGATGGTTATTTCTTAACAACTGATGTACCAAATGGTATGAAATACTTTGTAAGAACACCATTAACTACATCGATGGACGGTGATTTCGACACAGGCAATGTAAGATATAAAGCCCGTGAAAGATACTCATTCGGTTTTTCCGACCCACTAGGAATGTGGGGTTCACAAGGTGCTTAATAAGCACACTTGAGAGTGTTCAGTTTTTCATAGTTCTGAACACT